TAAGTTAACTAACTTAGGAGAACCTACTGCATCAAGTGATGCTGCAACAAAAAATTATGTTGACACACAATTATTAACATTAGATACAATAGGCGAATTAACAGATGTTACTATTGCATCAGTAGCAGACAATGAAGTTTTAGCGTATGATTCAGTAAGTTCAGAGTGGATTAATCAAACTGCAAGTGAAGCTGGTTTAGCAACTTCTGGAGATTTATCTTCTCATACTTCAGATACTTCTAACCCACATAGCGTAACCGCTGCACAAACTGGCGCTACAACAACTGCAAATAAAATAACAGACTTTACTGCACCAACAAGTGATTTGGATATGAATAGTAATAAAATTACTAGCGTATCAGACCCAACACTTGCACAAGATGCTGCAACAAAGAATTACGTAGATACACAAGTAGCTTCTAAAGATGCTTTATCTGAATTATCTGGTACATCTGATGATATTACTGAAGGTACAACAAACTTATTTTTAACTAACGAAAGAATTGATGATAGGTTTAATGATTTATTTCAAGCTGGTACTGCTTTAACTGGTACTTATGATGATGCTTCTAACACATACACATTAAATGTCGATTCTTTAACAAATGCAAATATTGATGCAGCTGCTGCTATAGACCAGTCTAAGTTAAATCTTTCTATAACTAATTCAGAAGTAAACGCTTCTGCTGCAATAGATGCAACTAAAATACATGATGGTTCAGTAACTAACGCAGAGTTTGGATATATCGGTGGACTTACATCTGATGCGCAAACACAATTAGATGCAAAACTTGCACTAGCTGGCGGTACTTTATCTGGAAATGTAGCTTTTGGAGATAATGAAGCAAGCGGAGTAGTTCTTAAAGATTATGCTGAAACTGATGTAGCAGTATCTTCTTCTTCTGGCGTAGTTGCAATAGATTTAGCAAATGGTAATACTGGTTCTTTAACATTAACAGAAAATGTAACAGATATAGATTTTACAAATGTACCAACTGATGGAGTATCTTCATTTACTTTAAAAATTACACAAGATGCTTCATCAGCTTATACAGTAGCAATAAATGCGGTAACAGTTAATGGTGGCGGAGATGTAACTGCTAAAACTGCTGGTGGTGGTGGCTTTACAATGTCATCAACACTTAGTGGAGAAGATATAGTATCATTTTTATTTTTTGATGCTGGAACACCTTACTTAAACGCATTACAAGATTTTAGTTAAAGGAGTTTAATATGCCATTTGGGGCAGCTAGATTTGGATTAAGCGGCGGTGGTAGACCAGCTTTAGAAGTATCTTATTTAGTTATTGCAGGTGGTGGCGGTGGTGGTTCTGGTTATCATGGTTCTGGTGGCGGCGCAGGCGGCTACAGAAACTCATGGTCAGAAGATACTTATTCTGGACGTAATTCTTCTTTAGAAAGTGTACTAACTTTAAATACAGGCACAGGTTATACAGTACAAGTAGGCGGCGGTGGCGGCGCTAATGGCTATGGTGGTAACTCAATATTTAATAATGTAACTTCATCTGGTGGCGGTAAAGGCGTGAACGCCTCGCAGAACGGAAATAATGGCGGTTCTGGCAGCGGCGGTGGCGGCGAAGGCGGTAATGGCGGCGGTTATGGCACAACAGGTCAAGGTTTTAATGGCGGCGGCGGTTCTCCAGATGGTGGCGCTTATGGCGCAGGCGGCGGTGGCGGCGCAGGCGGTAATGGCGGCGGCGGAGATGGCAACAGAGGTGGTAATGGCGGCGTAGGTTTACACTCTAATATTTCTGGTTCTGATATAGGTCGTGCTGGCGGTGGCGGCGGTTCAGTTTTTAACAACGCTGCTTCGGGTACAGGACAAGATGGCGGCGGTACTGGAGAAAGAGGTAGTGGTGGTACTACAGGTGGCGCAGTTAATACTGGCGGCGGCGGTGGTGGTCGAGATAGAGAAGGCGGAACAGGTAGTGGTGGTTCTGGTGTTGTAATACTAAGATTCCCAGATGCTTATACTGCTACTGGTAATAATACTATTGTATCTAACCAAAATTCTGGTGGAGATGGTAATACAATAATGTTAATTACTTCTGGAAATGGAACAGTAACTTTTTCATAATGGCACATTACGCAATATTAGATGAAAACGATTTAGTTGTTGAAGTAATTACTGGTCGTGATGAAACAGATACTATTGATGGTGTAGAACAAAATTGGGAAGCTATTTATGCAGAACTACATGGTGTAGAACCAGATAAATGTAAAAGAACTTCATACAACACAGGACATAATAAATATTACAATAGTGATAATACTTTACACGATGACCAAACAAAAGCTTTTAGAGGAAACTATGCAACTATAGGATGTAAATATGATAGAGAAAACGATGTATTTTATGCAGCTAATGTTGGTGGCGACAGTTGGATATTAAATACAAATGGTTATTATTATGAACCACCAATACCATATCCATCAGATGGTCATAAATATAATTGGCATGAAGATATAGTAAATTGGGTAAAAGTAGCAGATTCTACAGACTTAGACATAGAACATCCTTAATAAATTATGTCTAATCCATTAGACATACACAAATGAAGAATTAGTTTATAAGTTGACAACTAAATTTATAGAAGATTATACTAAATTTAATGGAAAAAATACCAATAGAGATTCATCCTAAATCAGAATCTCATCAAACATTAATGGAGTTATATCCACCAGAGTTAGCAAATAAATATTTACCAGAGTGGTATAAAAAACAAAAAATATATTCAAGAGATACAATTCCAAAAACCAAAGATTTAAAAAATTGTCCAGCAATACAAGATATTATGACTTCTGGAATAATTATTCCAGCATGGAGTGATATTCTTATTGAAAAATTTAATGCTGATGGTAAATGGGAGTGGCAAGCTACAATAGGGATGAGTTATGCTTATACAAATGATGCGGAGTGGATATTACACCAACCAGAAAATCAATTTAAAGGTTTAGAAAAAGAAAATTTTAAAATTAATATTGTTAAAGGTTATGGCGCTTTAAAACTAGCTAGTCCTTACTGGTTTAAAACTCCAAAAGGTTATGGTATTGAATTTACAGACCCATTTTACCATCACAGAAGAAACATAAAATTATTTTCTGGTCGTGTAGAAAGTGATAAGTGGCATGAAACTAACTTCCCATTTGAATTTTATCACGATGCTGATGATTTAGAAAAACATCAAATTATTGTTAGAGCTGGAGAACCTCTAATTATGCTAACACCTTATAAAATATCTGAAAAAGTAGAGTTAAAAAAGTTTGATTATGATATAGAATTTAATAAAGAACAAGTAAAAAATTCACAAATTTTATCTTCAGTAACTAGCGACTGGTTAAGATATAAAAAATATAAAGATGAACTTCGTACTGAAGAATAAAAAAATTAATGTTAAGTACACCTTATTAACAAATAATTACAAATTAGATTATATAAATTTAGGTATATTTCAAAACATAGAAAAAAAACATATAGATAATATAGGATGTCCTTCTACAAACTCTTTAAAAAATAGATTATATAGTGTTAAAGCACCAATTAGTGTAGATATAAAGTTTAATCAAAATAATTACGAATATTTATTTGATACAAAAATACATAAAGGCAATAAACACATGCACAATTTAATTAAACAATCAATTAATTTAAACAATAACGATAAAGGTATTACCAGTTTACAGTTTCTTACACCATATTTAATTATTACAGATAGTAAGGATTTAGAATTTTCTATACTTGAACCTAATGTATATACAAAAAATGTTAAATATGTATCTGGTTCATTAATGCCATACTCATGGTTAAGAACAATAAATAGCGCTTATGTTCTTAATCAAAATGTAAGTGAAGGTGTAATTAAATACAGACAAGATAAACCGATGTTTGATATTTTGTTTAACAAGGAAATAAATTTAGAGTATGTAGAACCATCTGAAAAAATAATTAATTACTGGTATCAATGCAAAGACATTACTTTATATACTTCTAACATACAAAAACATTATAAATATATTAAAACACGCAGACCCAAGAAGTTATTATGATATAATCCGAATCATGGATTTTGTAATCGGATTATTAATAGGTTATTTTTTAAAAGAAATTAGTTTATTTATTAAGCGAATAAGTAATTGGGATTTAGATAACAGAAGTTATTTTGATAAAGAGTGGGATTTCTTTTCGACAAATAAGGATGACCTTCCATAATGTGCATAGTAACTACTAAAGAAGATGGTTCTTTTGTCCAGATATGCAACTGCAAACATGGTAGTGATTGTTGCAAGGATAGAAAATGACAAATTCAGACAACTACACACAGAAAGAAATGACAAATAAAATTATGATTGATATAGAAAAGATTTTTAATAAATTAGATGAACTTCAAAAAGATATAAACACAAGACCTACTAGAGCGGAGATATATGGATGGATAATCGCTGGAATATCCATCGCAACACTTGTAAACGTTTTAATGTAGGAGAACAAATGAAAATAGATATGAAAACTATCAAAACATTATTGATTAGTTTTGTTATTGGCGCTTTTGGATGGGTATTTAACTCAATAGAAGAGATAAAATCACATCAAAACGCATGCGATGCTATGGTAATGGAACTTAATAGTGAACTAGATATGCTAGAAAGCAGCTTTAATCAATTACTATTTAAGTTACAAGGATAATGGCAGAATACTTTTACACAAAAGACTGCGATAACTGCTTACAACCATTTTATGATGATATAGATTCTGATATATGTCATAAATGTTTGGATTACACATAATCTAGACTAAGGTTATTCTATGGCAACACCAGACCACGTAAAAGCACAAATAAAAAAGAATAATCTTGAAGGTGTTAATAAACCTAAAAGAACACCTAATCATCCTACTAAATCACATGTTGTTATGGCTAAAGAAGGTAGTAAATATAAATTAATTAGATTTGGTCAACAAGGAGTAAAAGGCGCTGGTAAAAGTCCATCTACTAAATCAGAAAAAGCACGTAAAAGTTCTTTTAAAGCAAGACATGCTAAGAATATAGCAAAAGGTAAAATGTCAGCTGCATGGTGGGCAAATAAAGTTAAGTGGTAATATACAATATTTAGTATAAAACTGATAACTTAACACTACATCTGGTATCATTGGATTAATGTATGACATCATAAGTAGAGAGCGTGCTGGTCTTTTAGACCCAAAGAAGCGCACACCTATTAATGAATCATATATTAAAGGACTAACAGTCCACTACACAGGCGCTGCGGTAAGTCCATCTATGAACGATATAGATGATGTATTTCATTACTTGCAATCAATACAAAAAGACCACATGGATAATAGAAATTGGGATGACATAGGTTATTCTTTTGCTATATCTAATGTATCAGATGAAATTATAGAGTTGAGAGGATTTGGAGTTTATTCTGCACATAGTGGCGTAACACAAATTAACAAAACTTTTGTAAGTGTTGTCTGGTTAGGTGGTATTAGTGATGCACCAAACGATAATGCTAAAAGAGCATTAGAACGTTTAGTTGACATCATGCAAGAGAAATATAATAAAAAGATAATGGTTACTGGTCATAAAGACCATAAGGCAACTCAATGCTGCGGTGTACAAATGTACGAGTGGATTCATAGTGAAGAACCAAAATGGAAGAAACCCAAAAAGGCGGTATTGAAATGGTCGAAGGTAAAAAAGAAGTACAAAATTCTTTAGAAGAATTTGTAAAATCTAAAAGTACAATAGCTATCTGGAAAACTCCAGAAGGCGCTAAACAACTTGAAGAAGTTGTATCTTATAAGAAAAATAATCCAGAAGTATCAATTAGAACATTAGGAGAGTATCTTAAACAAAAATGCGGATGGAACTATTCAAGCAGATATATATTTGAATTAATTGTAGCAAGACTGGATAATGAAAATGTCGCTTGATGAATTTGTAGTTGAAGCAGAAGAAGAACGTAAGGTAGAAGAATTAAAAGCTACTATTACCAGATTACACAAACAACTTGATAAAGAACGTGATAAAACCGCTAACTTAGAAGCTGCGGTAGTCAACGCAGTCAAAGATGCTATTGCAGATATTGACATACCTAAAATTGACAAACCTAACAAAGATACACGTAAAAAAGGAGAAGAAGTTGCAGTTGCAGTTCTATCTGACTGGCAATTAGGTAAGATTACTAAATCTTATAATTCAGAAATTGCTGGTGGTCGTGTAGCAGAGTTTGCAGAAAAAGTTGTTGAATTAACAAATATCCAGAGAGCTTCTCATCCAGTAAGAAAAGTTCACGTATGGGCTTTAGGAGATTTAATAGAAGGTACTGATATATTTGCTGGTCAACAATGGTTAATAGATTCTGGACTTTATAGACAGATATTTAAAAATGGCGCAACTATGCTGGCAAACTTTCTAAGGGTTATGTTAGCTAATTTTGATGAAGTTCATTTTGTTGGAGTAATCGGTAATCATGGTAGATTAGGCAGATTCGGTCAACATCATCATGAAGATAATGGCGACAGATTTCTTTATGAAACAGTAAGACTTATTTTACAAGATGAAAAAAGAATTACATGGGATATACCAGAAGGTAGCGATGGAGATAGAGCATGGTTCGCAGTCGATAAAATCGGTAACTATAGTTCTTTACTTATTCATGGCGACCAAATCAGAGGTTCATTAGGAATACCATTTTATGGAGTGCGTAAAAAGGTATTAGGATGGAAAGCAGCGGCTATGGATGGGCAGATGCCAGACTTTAAAGATGTAGCTTTTGGTCATTGGCATCAGCTTTATCAACAAGAGTTTAATGGAATAACAGTACGTTGTAGCGGTAGTACTGAAAGTTCAAACCATTATGCACTTGAAAATCTAGCGGCACAAGGTAAACCGACCCAGAGATTAATGTTTGTGCATCCAGAAAAAGGATGGACAACAGTTGAATATCCAGCGGTCAGATTAGGACTAAAGGAGAAAAAATAATGGTCTATTGGAAAAATGCAGCTATTAGAGCAGTTAGAACTTTTGTACAAGGGTTCTTAGGTGGACTTGCTGGTAACTTGATGTTAAATAACGAATCAGAAATTCTTTATGCAGCAGTTATCGGTGGTTTATCCGCTGCAATATCGTTTTTACAGAACGCTATTGAAGATGCACCTAATAGTTGGGGTAACAACATACCAAAGGGTTAAATGAGTTTGTATGCACGTAGGCGTGGCGTAAAAGGTCGAAAACCTAAAAAGAATTACGATGAGCGGATATGCGCTTACGAAGCATGCACAACTAAATTATCAATTTACAATAAAAAAAAATTTTGTTATACTCATACTAAACCAGTAAAACGCTGGTCTAAGTAATAAGATAAAGAAAGGTAAAGCTTTCAATCTTAGGACTTGTGTTTAGCACGCATTATTAGAAATAAAGGATGAGTGGTAGACATTTATACGTGAAATCGTATTGTAGGGGTACAGTACAAAAAAGAAAGACCACCGCAAGGTGGTCTTATCTTTTGGCTTGCACTTGCGTGTTTGCCATTTACTTAGATGTAAAGGATGGTTCTTAATATCAGAAGATTGTAAGAACTTATCTAAGTAAATTAACTATTAGTATAACTATCTTCTTTACGCATGAGTATTTTATTTAACTCAATTACATCAGCTGGCGATAACTTGTTAAGTGAAGCTTTTGCAGTTTTCAAATCCTTAACTGGATTCAAATATGCTTCTGATAAAGCATCATTTAGTAATCTTAACAAGTCAGTTCCACTAACGTGCTTCTGAATATTCTGCAAGGTCTTGACTGCATTATTATCTGCACCAGTCTTGTTGGTACTTAACTTATCATTAGTACGTATATTTGAAACAGAGTTCAGTTCAGTTAAGTCAGCTTCTTCAGAAGCATTGTTAGTTTTTTGTGCTGCATTTGCGTTATTAGCTGCTTTAGCTAAATCTTCTTCTGGTACATCTTCCATTTCTTCATAGGTTACTTCAGAACCTAAAAGAACTCTTAAACAACGACCACGAGATTTTTGTTCGCATTTCTCAAACCAACTATTATGGTCATCTTTAGTTTGTCTAGCATGTCCAGTACATTTTATAATTTCAGTTTCTGCGTTCTCATAAAACACAGTTCTAAAAACTACATGATTATCTGATATATCTACAATTTCAGAAACTAATCTTCCATCTGGATATTTCTCGTTCATTTGTTTTATAAGGTCATCAACCTTAACGTAGTTATCTAAAAAACTACTCTTCTTCTGATATTGATTCATTATTACCATCCTTATTATTAATTAATTCATCCATCATTAACACAAGAGTGCTAGCGATTGTTAACAATAGAACAACGCTGCTATCAACTTGCTTTTTAGGATTCTTCATAATGCTACTTGCGATAGCATTAAGATTCTTTTTTATATCTTCTAATGTCATGTATTAAATTATATACAATGTAGCATTATATGCAACACTTGTTATAATTATTTTTAATCAAAGAAAGGCGGTGGTAAATTATGGATTTCTTAACATGTAAAGATGTCGCAGAAATATTCGATGTCAAATTAAGAACAGTTTATGTCTGGATTCAAAGAACAAAAAATGGTAATGGATTTCTTCCAGAACCAGATTTTACATTAGGCAATAAACCATTATGGAAAAAAGAAACTATAATCAACACAAAAAAATATCAAAGTATAAATAAGTAAAGGATGGCAAACTATGATGTTATTACATGGTCAAGTAGTACCAGTATCAACTGCTTACAAGAAGGTAAGTCAGCAAGACCAAGTCGAGTGGGCTTTAAGAACTTTTAAAGAAGTTACAGGAGATGAGTTCACATACGATTTGAGAATCAAAAGATATGGCGCTATTATTTTTAATCTAAGAGATGCAGGATGGGATATTGAAACGATAGAACCAAAAAATCATCCTAATAAAAAATGGTCATTTAGATTATTAAGTGAACCAGTCGAAGAAGGAGAACAGAGAGCGCTGGCAATATGAGCAAAGAGAAAATAGCGGCTTCGGAATATTTCGCAATACTTCCAGAATCTATTTTATTTGCACCTATTAGTTCTAATGCAATTAGATTGTATTGCATATTAAGAAGAAGGGCAGATGAGAAAACCAACGCTTGTTATCCATCACAAAACTATTTAGCTAAACACATGTATTGCAGCGTAAGAACAGTACAACGTGCTTTAGATGAATTAATTAACATTGGCGCAGTAACAGTTGAACATAGATACTTAGAAGATACAGAAGCATACACTTCAAATATGTATTATCTTCACGCCACTATTGCGCAAGGTAGCGCATATATGCGTAAGGGTATGGCGGATATGTCGCAAGGGTATGGCGCTGATGTCGTACTAAACAGAGCCAATAAACAAAGCAAAGAAACAAATACGAGTAAAACTCGTAAGAGAGATTTGTTATTTGAAGAAATGTGTAATGGTTTAGGTATTGACTGGAAGAACGCACCAAAAGGAGAAACTGGAAGAGTTAATGCAGCTTTAAAAGATTTAAGACCACTTAACATAACTCCAGAAGAACTTAGAGATGTAATAGAACATTATAAGAAGAATTGGAAAGTTGCAATATCTGCTACTGCAATATCTAACAACTGGACAAAACTTTTAAATGAAATGAAGGAAGCTGCACCAGTCAAACAACATAATTGTGAAACTGATGGTCATGTTTGGATAGACACAAACTATAGCGGTCAATACAAATTATTTATATGTCAATTTTGTAGAAAGGAGAAAAAAGAATAATGTCTAAAAGATATGTAGTTTATCTAACTGGTCATGTAAATGTTTATGCACCAAATAAAGAAGCTGCGGCAGAAGCAGTAACTAAAAATTTAGAAACTTTACATCCAATGTTTAATTTAGAGATAATGACAACTAAATTACAATACGAATTAGAAGATGTTAGAAAAGAAGGTACAGATTGAAACCAGACCAATATCCATTTAATGATGACAAACCACCTAAAGATAGAGCGACTAGAAGAAAGCTGCTAAGAGATGCAGTCGTATATGTATCTAAAGGTAAATGTGAGTGGGCAAATTGTACAAGTCGTGGTTCAGATATGGCACACATAACTGCAAGCGGCATGGGTGGCGCAAGGTCAAGAGATAATCTTGCTAACGTTGCGTTCCTATGTCGCTACCATCATGATGTTCTGGACTTCCGCATGGGAGTTAGTCAAAGACAACACGCACTAACAGAAATAGTTAGAGCATACGTTTTATCTAATAGAAAAATATTTTAAAAAAAACTACACATAGTATTACAAAGTGATACAATAATTATGTGAAGGATATAAAAAGAAAAAGAACTTTTCAGTTTAAAAATGGTTTCAAAAAATGTTTTCAACCATTTAATTTATGTGAATTAGTGTTCAAAGATACTTTTATGTTTTGTAAATATTGTGATTTGGTGGTAACAAACGTATGAAAGAAGTAAAACTATTTAAGACCGAGTGGGCTAATGAAAACATTGACCCACTTGAATATAAATTTGACCAATTACAAACTAACGAATATCAAGACCCAATTATTGAAGCAATAGAATTTGAAGGCGCAATACCAGCTGAAATGTTTAAGCAATATACTTGTGTGTTATGTAATGCACAAATTACATGGGCTTATTCTTTTCAGAAACTACACAGTCAAGATGAACTTATTGCTGGTGTAGAGTGTGCCACAATAATTTTTGAAGGTGTTAATGCAATAGAGTATCAAAGAAACAAACACATTAAATATTTAAAACAAAAATTTAATATGCTTGCTAGAGAAAAAGATTTCAAAATAGAATATCCAATACTATATCAAGGCGCAGAGCATTTCAAAGATTTTGATTTTGTGATTCAAAACATTTTTAATAGCATTAAGTATGGTTTAACAGAAAA